TTTCGGTGGCGATACCTGGCTGGATCGTGGCGGATGATGCGACTGTCGCGGCGAGGCCTTGGGCGGTTTCGGTGGCGATGCCGCACGTTATGGCGATGCTCGTCGCGACTGTCGATGCCTGTGCGGTGTCCGTTTCGGTGGCGATGCTGGGGGTGATCGTTACCGGGCCGGGTACGACTGTCGCTGCGAGCGCCGTGTCTGTTTCGGCCGCTATGCCGCACGCGATCGTCTGCGCTGGTGCGGACTGCACGACGGTCGCTGCAAGTGCGGTGTCCGTTTCGGTGGCGATGCCACAGCTGATCGTGACAGGCGACACGACCGTTGCCGTGAGTGCCGATTCCGTGCTCGTCGCGATGCCCGGCGTCAGGACGTTCTCGCCCACGAGCACCGCAACGAATGCGAGATCGTCAGACGCTGCGGCGGCGGTCGCGACTGTCGCGTTGCCCGTCGTCGTGCCCGTCGTGTACCGCAGGAACGCGTACGCGTTGTTTCCGCTGTCGACGCCACCGACCTCGGTGTATCCTGAGCCTGCGCCGAGCGGTGCAGTCACTCCGGTGTAGTACGCGCCGCTTGGATACCCTACGAACCCCGCGTGGGGCGCGGTGATCGTGATGCTCGGGTTCGCCGCGTTTTCCTGCTGTACGCCCGTGTTGTACGACAGGGCACTGCTTGCGGTGAACGACAGCGCCATGCCGATCCACACCTGCGTCGCGCCGACGTCGACGCTGACGGTGCGTGTGCCCTGTAGCGTTGACCCGTCCAGTGCCAGCCAGTACGCGAACGCGCCACCCGGCTCAGTCAACGTGTCCTGCGCCGTCGCGATGCGCGTCATCGCGCTGCCGCCGTACGTCACGCCCACCGGGATCGTCGTAACGTCTACAGTCGCGATGTAAACGAGGACGCCACGAACGCCGCTCGCCGCCGCTGTGTGCGACCACGTACTATCGCCCGTCGTTTCGCCCTTAAGCGTATGCGTATCGTAGGCGACAGCCATCGCCGCCCCCTACGATCAGGTTGCCCGGTAGACGCCGCTTGCGTTGTACTGCGCCGTGATGTCGCCACCGTTCGGCGTAACCGCGAAATCCAGTTGCACGAGCGGAATGATGTTCGCATCCGTGCCGCCGGTCGTGTCACCGTCGTAGCAAATCACAAGATCCGTGGCAGCGGTCGCGCTGGACACGCTCGTCCACACGCTATCGGGGAAGTCGACCTCGACCTTGTCGCTGCCGTCCGTCACGGTCACGGTGATGCTCGACGCGTCGGTGAGCGTCTTGCGGTTCCATCCCGAGCCGGAACACTCGTCGGCAGCTGTCGCGAGGATCGCCGCGAGATCGTCAATATCCTTGAGTGTCGCGTCGCTGACACCGCCCGCGTTGATCGGCACGACGATCAGCGCCGAGTTCGTCGGATCGTTCGCGTTGACACGCGCCGCGTATTCAGCGACTTTGCCCAGCGCGATGTTGTAAACGAAATCCGCCACGCTAATCCTCCTCGACAACGAGGCCACTGATGACCCCGAGATGGTTCCGCTCGAACTTCACGCCTCGTGCGGGGCGCGGCGTTACCTCCACGCGGGGTGATACGCGCACGTCAGCGGGAGCGACGTTCACAACAGGTGGTGAGATGTTCACAACGGGCGATTCCTGTTGCGGAACATGCACGTCGACCTGTACGTTCGGTGCCGCTGGACCCTCGATCCGTACGTCCGGCGTGACGTCAACATGGACGTGTGGTGCGGCGGCTGGCTCCACCACGACGCTACGCTCGGGGATATTGATGATGGTCTGCCCCGCGCCACGCTGCTCCTCACGCGCAGCCACAGGTTGCGTTACTGGCGCGAGCTCGTCGCCGCCCTTCACGGGTGGCAAGTCCTCGCCCCGGCGAACCTCGTTCACCGTCAGCCACCGATTCCGCACGCCGATCTCGTACGCGCGGTACCGCTGCTCGATGTCAGCCCTGAGCACGCTATCCGCATTGAACCGTGGCACCCACGGCGATGTCGGGCCGAACAGTGCAGTATCCGCGTTCAATGCTGCTTCGATCAGCTTGAGGCGCGGCATGATCGCCTGCTTGTACAGCACGAGATCGTCCTGTGCAGCGTTCGCGTACGTGTTCGACGCACCCTCACCATTGAGACGCGACGCGGGAATGTTGAACGCCGTCGCGATTTCCGTCGCGCCCCACCGCATCGTCTCGATGAACTGCGCATCCTCCATGTTCAGCGACACAGGTTGGAACTTCAAACCGCTGTGCAGGATCGCGATGTCGTGGCTGTTCTCCATCCCGCCATACGTGGAACGCCACTGATCTTTCATGCGCTGCGCCGCTTCGGCGGTGAGGTTCGCAGCGTCAGTGCTGAGCACGCCTTTCAGCTGGTACCCCTGCTGGTAGAACCGTGCCTGGTACTCGGACTGGGACAGGTGAACGCCGAGGCGGTTGCGCATCACCGCGATCGGACTGGCACCGACAAGGCCCGCATTGAAGCTCGGGCCTTTGATATGCAACACGTCTTTTGCGGTGTAGTACCGTGGCGCGTACCGCGATTCCGAATCGAACGATTGCACCGCGAACATCTTGACGCCATCCTCGGACCAGAATGGCGTGACGTGTGCCGGGTTCAACGGCACGAGCTCGCCGTACAACGGGCGGTCCTTGCTGGGGAGCTTCGCGAGGTACGAGTTTCCTCGCAGGCACAGGTGGGCCAGTACGAGGCTCCACACGTCTGGCGCGGTCATCTCAGCGTTTGGTGCGTGGCCGAGTGTCGTGGCGATCTCGCCACGCTTCACGACGGTATGTGCTCCGTCCCGTTCGTCGACGACCTCGAGCGGCATGGTACCGCCGAGGTTCGCGATGAGGCTGACCGCGCCGTACACGTAGCTCAGCGCGAGCGCATCCTCCGGCGCGACGTTCCGGCCGGTGAACGTGTCACGGCTCAGCGTCGAGAACGCGCTCCACGGGTTCGCGGGACGCGCCGCGGTTGCCAGGTCGCCGCTCTTGCCGGCAACGATCACCCGACAACCTGCACGATCTTCACGAGCTTGCGCGGTACCATCAGCATCCCAGCGGCGTCGCGTAGTTTCCCGTCGGCCTCGATACGGCCGTCCGTCATGTGTATGAAACCGCGGCGCTTCCGCAGAAAGCGGCCTTCGACAGTCGAATCATCGATCAGGTGCAGTCTCACGACCGCATCACGCGGAAATAGCCGAAACGGGTTCACATACCTCCGCACGGCTCCGCGGCAGGTAGCTACCGGCCTCAGATGAACAGGCCGAACTCCTCGAGCGCGTTCGGCCCAGCCTGTGCGATCTGTGACACCGCAGCCACCGCGCACAGCCCGATGTCGCTCTTGAACTCCCCACCGGGATCATCGTTCATCGGATGCTTGTCGAACTTCCACCCGCCGAGCGTGTCACGCATCCGCATGCTCAATACGTGCTGGCGTAGCACCGGATCGCCGTCGTGCGCAACGCGGCCCTGATTGACGGCCTCGAGGAACGACACGGACGCGGGGCACATGAACGACGGCTTCATGCTCCACACCGCCGCGGGCAATCCCTCGTTCATCCAGTCCTGCATCATCAGCCGCGCGTTCCACTCGTCACACAACATGCCGCGCATCTGCAGGCGCGCCGCTTCGCTGCGAGCATGATGATCCACCGTGGCGCGGATGTCGGTTTCCACACCGTCGCCCACCGGAGGCGGCCACCCACGAGCCTGCACCACGATCCGACCATCGACCTCCGCAGCGATCACATGCGCCGACCAGTCCGACGTGAACCCCAAGTCCGATGCGGAGTATGCAGGCGCACCGTCCGGGATCGTTATGCCATCCACCTGGCACGCATCCCACGCCTCAGCACTGATGCCCTCATCAACATCGGCAGCCCACTGATTCAGGTGGAACCTGCGAAAGTCCACCTCGCGCATCGACGGTTTCCCCAGCTGCCGCGTCAAGAACTCCGGCGTCACCCACGACGCGGGGTTCGTTCCCAGCATCGTCGCGGGATTCTCGATGTCCACATCATCCGAATCGACACCGAACCAGTACATCAAGAACCCGGCATCCTTATCGCGAGCAATCGTCAGAAACGGCGTAGGCCGTTCCACGTCCGGCATCTTTAGCGCCGCCTCGTACAGCTTTCCGCACGGCGACGCGATATTCGCACCAGCCGTCGTGATGCCAAGCAGCAACGGGTTCTGCCGCGCGCCGGTACCCGCAGCAAGCGCGTTCCACATCGCATCAGACTTGTGAACGTGGTACTCATCCACAACGCTGCCGCTCGGATTGGTGCCCTGCTGCAAATCAGCGTCATGCGCGACCACACGCCACACACCGTCATTCTTGTCGTTATGGATCTCGGAGCGCAGCACCCGAACGACTTTTGACAGGCGCTTGCCGCGCCGCGCCATCAACCGCGCCGCGTCATGCACCATCCGCGCCTGGTCACGCGAACCAGCGGCACTGATGACCTCCGGCCCCGGCTCCGAATCACCACTCAACAGGTAGTGGCCGATCGCAGCCGCAAGACTGGACTTGCCATTCTTCCGAGGAATCCCGAGCAGCGCCTCCGAGTACACGCGCCGCCCCGACGCATCGACCTCGAACAGTTCCGCCACGAACCGGCGCTGCCAATCCTCGAGCACGAACGGATCGTGATTCCGCGCCCACTCGCCTTTCACATGAACGCAGTAATGCGCAAGCCATGCAGCAACCCGGTCGCCGTCCGTTTCCGGCTTACGGCGCTTTGCCATGCCGTACCTTCGGCGGCGGAATATGCGAATCGTCGTCGGGTTCCACGTCCGGCACCGCACCCAA